ATGAACACGCCCAGGAAGATGGTCAGAATTCCAAACCCGATGCGCTTGGCCCACCGGAATTTCTTCTTCGCGAGGCTGTATGAGCTGGACCCAGACACGGGCCGTCGTATCAAGCAGCGCGCGGTGCTGTCGCGTCCGCGTGGGTGGGGCAAGAGCCCATTTCTCGCAGCGATCTGCTGTGCGGAGGCGCTCGGCCCCGTCCTGTGCGATGGGTGGGATGCTGAGGGTCAGCCTGTCGGGGTGCCGTGGTCGACGCGGCGTACACCAATCGTCCAGGTCACGGCCACAACCGATGACCAGACCGCAAACACCTGGGACCCGCTGCTCGAAATGCTGCGGGGGTCACCCGCCGAGGATGAGTACGGCATCGACCCTATGGATTCCTTCGTTGCCCTGAGGCGCGGCCGCATCGAAAAACGAACATCCTCGGCGACATCCGTCAAGGGTGCGAAGGCCGTCATGGCAGTCATGGATCAGACCGAAACATGGCTGCCGTCAAACGGTGGCCCGAAGCTGGCGAAGACACTGCGTGCGAACGCAGACAAGCTCAGGGGCCTCACAATCGAGACCCCCAACGCCTACACGATCGGCGAACGGTCGGTCGCGGAGACGACGGCGCGGTTCTACGAGCTGATCAAGGAGGGGAAAGCCAAGCCCGAAGCCGCTCGGGGCTTGTATTACGACCACCGTGAGGCTCCGCTGGACACCGACATCTCGGACCGCGAATCACTCCTGCAAGGCCTACGGATCGCCTACGGCGACTCGGCAGCAGACCCGCGCGGCTGCGCGATCCACGAGCCCGAGTGCGAACCCGGATGGGTGGATTTGGAGCGCATCGCCGATTCGTTCTGGCACCCGGATAACGATCCCGCGGAGATGTGCTCAAACTTCCTTAACCAACTCACCTCGGCGTCGGACGCATGGCTGACAATGCCCGAGCTGCGAGCCATCGAGGACCACACGAAGCAGATCAGCTCCACCGAGCCGATCACGCTCGGCTTCGACGGTTCAGAAGGCAGGAAGATCGGCATAGCAGATGCAACGGTCCTGATCGGATACTCGGTGACGCAACGGCACCTGTTCAAGGTCGGGATTTGGAGCCAGCCAGACGGCCCCGCAGGCGAAGGCTGGCAGCCCCCGCGCCTCGAAGTGGAACAGACAGTCCGTGAAGCCTTCGAACGCTTCAACGTCGTCGGTTTCTACGCTGACCCATCCGCAGGGTGGGCGCAGGACGTGAAGGCCTGGGAGGCGCGCTACTCGCGTCGCCTGCGCGCCAAGATCAGCGCGTCCGAGCCGATCCGCTATCCACAGCGCAATGTCTCTCAGACGTGTGAGAACTTCGCGCAGCTCCTCTCAGCGATCCACCAGGGTCTCGTCACCTACGACGGTGATCCGACGATGACCGCGCATCTGCTTAACGCTCGCAAGTCCCCGCGCCAGGCAGGCTACGTCCTGGTCAAGCCTGCGGATGATCAGGACTATTCGAAAATCGACGCGGCCTGGGGTGCGATGTTCGCGTATAAGGCTGGCCTCGACGCGGTTGGTAAGGGCGCGGCCAGGCCGACGGCGCGCCGCGCTCCGCGACGACTCTACTAACAAACGCACTGGGGAAGGAGGCCCCACCTCATGACGAAAACGCCCGAGGAATGGCTCACCTACCTCACAGCAAAGATGGACAAGGAGCGTCCGCGAACGGATCTCCTGCGTTCATACACCAACGGGTCATCTCCCCTGCCGGAGATGGGCCCGAATCTCGCCAAGGCATGGCTGAAGTTCCAGCGTCGCGCGCGCACCAACCCAGGCAAGCTCGTCGTGTCCGCACTCGCTGACCGTCTCATCCCCAACGGGGTGACGGTCGGAGCCAGCGAAGACAGCCCCGCCGCGCAGGCGGCCGCGCGCATCTGGCGCGACAACCGCCTCAAAGTGGTCTTCTCGGACGCGATCTGGGACGCGGCAACACTCGGGCGCGGCTACCTCCTGGTCACCCAGGACGAAGACGGCCGCGCATGCGTCACATACGAGCGCCCAGAGTGCATGTATGTCGAGCCGGACCCGGTCCGACCCTGGCGCGCGCTAGCGGCCGTCAAGGTGTGGCGCGATCCAGTCGCTGGCGTGGATCACCTCGTGATGTGGGTGCCGGGCATGCGCCTGGCCTACACGCGATCGGCATACGACAAGTCGAAGCAGCTGATCTCTCGGGTGTCCGGGGACTGGCGAATCGACCCCAGTGGCGTCCAATCCTACGAGGGCGCACCCCCGGTCATCGTCCTGGAGAACCGGTTCGGGATGGGTGAGTTCGAGCACGTGCTCGACCTCATTGATCGCATCAACTGGCAGACCCTGCAGCGCCTGGTCATTATCAGCATGCAGGCGTTCCGTCAGCGCGCGCTCAAGACCGTCGAGGGGTCGGCGGGCCTGCCGTCCGAGGACGAGGACGGGAACGCCATTGACTATCAGGCGATCTTCGAACCCTCGCCCGCCGCACTATGGGAACTGCCCCCGGGTGTGGAAATATGGGAGTCCGCCCAGACACAGATAACGGAGATCTTGAACGCGACGAAGGACGATTGGCGCGAGCTCGCCGCCGAAACGTCCACGCCCCTGTCGATCATGTTGCCCGACTCGGCGAACCAGTCGGCGGCGGGAGCTGAGCAGCCCCAGAAGGCACTCCTGTCCAAGGCTGCCGACAGGATCGAACGGTTCAAGCCGGCGCTCGCCTACCTCATCGTCAAGGCGCTCGGCGTCGAGGGATACACGCTGGACGAGTCAGAGACCGTGGAGGTCCTGTTCGTCCCACCGCACGCTGTATCTCTCACGGAGAAATACGCCGCCGCCGTGCAGGCCCGCAACGCGGGTGAAGCGCTGGAGACAATCCAGCGCAACATTCTCGGCTACTCGCCGGAGCAGATCGCGCAGGACAAGCAGCGCCGCGCTGAGGAACAGCTGGCGCTCGCGTTCTCCCTGCAGGACAGGCAAAACCAAGCGCTGACAACACCGACCCCGTAGGGCGTTTGGTGATCTGGTGAGGAGGCTGACGTGACTGACCTGGACACGCTCAACCGCCTCGCTGAGGCGTACGACGCTCAGGTCCACGCAATCCGCACCCAGATCACGCGGTTTGGGGAATCCTACTGGGACTCCCTGCCGCACTACCGCGCCAGCGCCGTCGAGGACATGATTGAGGCGATCACCCCCAGGGTAACCGCAGGCCAGCTCCGCACAGCGGATCTGACGCGCGCATACCTCGCACAGTGTGCCCGCGAACTCGGCTGGAACGTGGTCCTCCCGCCAATCGACCAGGACGAGATCATTGACGCTCGCGGTGTCGACCCGCGCACCGTCTACCGTCGCCCAGCCGTCGACGTGTACACCGCGCTCGCGGCTGGCAAGCCTCTGCCGCAGGCTGCGGCTGAGGGGCGGCTGCGGCTCACGCAGCTGATCGGTGGGGACATGCAGCTCGCGAAGGTGCATGCGTCCCGCCAGTCGATGCGGGGCTACCCGGAGGAGGGGCAGTTCTACCGGCGTGTCCTGACGGGGCGTGAGAATTGCGCTCTCTGCGTGGTTGCGTCGACGCAGCGTTATTACCGTGGTGACCTGCTGCCGATTCACCCGGGGTGTGACTGTGGGGTGCAGCCGCTTCCTCCGGGCCTGGCAGTCAATCAGGTGATCGACGAGGACTTGCTCGAACAAGTCCACCAGATCACGGCGGACCGCCTCGGTGTCTCTGACCGGGGTGGGCGTACCCCGGATTATCGGAAGCTCCTGACGGTCAGCGAACACGGCGAGTATGGGCCAACGCTGTCGTGGGCACAGCCCAAGGCCAAGCCTAAGCCCAAGGCGGGGGAGTCTGAGCCGCCTAAGCCTCCCAAGCCCCCGAAGAAGACCGCAGCACAACCGCCGGACGACTCCGATCGTTTAAAGCGCCTGATGAGCGTTTCTGCCAAAAAATGGCATAAGACGCTTCAGTACGAGGGTGGGGACGTGACAGGGATTCCCGGAGAATTCCTGTATCCGGGGCATGGGGACGGACGGGTGTTCATCCCGGCAGTTTCGGCCAGAAAACCGCCCAGTGAGCATGAGGTGCTCACGGCGCTGCGCCTCGCGGAAACGGGAATGGACGTGCTGTTCCGCGTTGATTCGCGCGAAGAAGGTGCGAAGAACCCAGACGCGGAAATGAATCAGCAGGTCTGGGAATTCAAAGCACCCACGGGGGAAGGCAAGAACACCATCGACTCGCAGATGAAGCGAGCGGGGAAACAAGCTGAACGCCTGGTCCTCGATCTGCGCCGTAGCAAACTCGACGATAGGGAAGCGATCGGGGATATTCGGCAGGGTATGCAGGGTCGTCATCTTACCCAAGTGATTGTCATAGATCATGCAGGAAATATTGTCCACATTCCATGAGTGTGGTAACCTAGTGGCGAGGACACTAGGCAGCCCCTTCGGGCAGCCGGGGTGTCCTCACTTCATATAGCTCAAATTCACCGGCCATGGGCGCAATGCCCGGGTCGGTTTTTGATACCCCAACCAGCCCCCAGCCGTAACGGTGTGGGGGCTTTCGTGTACCCGGAATGGGAGGAATCACCATGATGAACCACCTGAAGCACCGTCCTTACCTTCGCTTCGTCGATGCCCCGTCCGCAGAGACGGGAGGGGACGCGCCGGCCGCGCAGGAAACCCCCGCAGCGGCCGCTGAGGATACGGCCAAGCAGGTTGACTGGGAGGCTGAGGCGCGGAAGTGGAAGGAGTTGTCCCGCAAGAATGAGTCTCGGATGAAGGAGAACGCCGAAAAGGCGCGCCTCTATGACGAGGCTCAGGAGCAGGGCAAGTCCGAGTTGCAGAAGGCGCAGGAAGCGGCAGCGAAGGCTGAGGCGCGAGCTGCGGCGATGGAGGCCGAGGCGATGCGAGCGAAGGTCGCGGCAGCGACGGGCGTGGACGCTGACCTGCTGTCTGGCTCGTCAGAGGAGGAGCTGAGGGCATCTGCTGAGCGTCTCCTGGCGTGGCGAGCCGTGCAGGTCCCCAAGGGTGCTCCCGCGACGGACGCGGGGGTTCGTGGTGACGAGATCAGGGCTGCAAGACAGCTCACCAGGGACGACCTCAAGAAGATGTCTCCCTCAGAGATCATCAAGGCCCGTAAGGACGGGCGACTGAACAACATCATGGGCATCGCATAAGCGGGCCAAGAAAGGACAGAAAATGACTCTGCAGCACTTCATTCCGGAGCTGTGGTCGGCCAGTATCCTTGAGAACTTCCGTCGTGACACGGTGCTCGTCGGAATGGCGAACCGTGAATACGAGAAGGACTTCACGGCGGGCTCGAAGATTCACATCCCCGGGATTGTGGATATCAAGGCAAAGGATTACAAGACCGGCGCAGTCACAGGGACTGGCGGTGTTAAGGTGCCGCGCACGACCATCCCCGATGCCGTCGAGTCCACGGGTATCGAGATCACCATTGACCAGGAGAAGGCGTTTGACTTCCTGGTCGATGACATCGACGCTGCTCAGGCGAACCAGTCTCTTGACGCCTACACCAAGTCGGCGGCGGCAGCACTCGTTGAAGACGCGGAGACCTTCCTGACCGCGATGCTGGCGTCAAAGGGCACGGCGGTGACGGGCATCGCGAACCCGACGAACTGGGAGACGGCCTACGCTGCGATCCTGAAGCTGCGCGGCAAGCTCTCGGCTGAGAAGGTCCCCGCTATGGACCGCGTGCTCCTGATCAACGCGGCCTTCGAGGAGTTCCTCCTCTCTGACGGGTCGAAGCTCACCAGCTTCGACAAGTCGAACATGACGGAAGGCTTGCGTGAGGCGGCTATCGGTCGTCTCCTGGGCTTCGACGTGGTAACGAGCCCCTGGCTCGATAACACGAAGCCCATGGCGATCGGCTTCCACAAGCCGTCCGTGGCCTACGTGTCCCAGGTCGAGAAGACCGAGAGCATGCGTGCGGAACAGACCTTCGCGGATCGAGTCCGCGGCCTGCACGTCTACGGCGGCGCAGTCCTGCGCCCCAAGGCGGTTCAGGTCTTCAAGGCCTCGTGATGAAGGTCAAGGGAGACAACGGGATCGAGTTTGAGCTCGCGGACGAGGTCGCCACGGCGATGATCACGGCGGGCCTCCTCGAGGAGGCCGTGCCCGACAGTGACCCGCCTGAGCAGGAGCCCGCCAAGAAGTCCAAGAAGTAAAGGAAGTGCGAACATGAGCGCACCTCTCGTCGACATCGAGGACATTGAGGCGGCCCTCGGGCGTACGCTCAGCGACGAGGAGAAGCCCCGCGCTCTCTTCGTCGCGGACAAACTCTCCGAAGCGTTCAAGCAGCGTGCGCGTCAGTCCTTCACGGTCGAGACGTATGTACACCGCTTGAAGGTGGACGCCGGTGGCCGGGTGTTCCCCACCCGGGCGCCTCTGGTGGAGGTGCTCGCCGTATTCACTGACGAGGGGGCGCCCGTCGCGTACGAGAAGCGGCATGGGTTTCTCTTCGTGCGAGCGTGGTGCAGTGACTTCGTGGTCGTCACCTACACGGCGGGTCTCACCAAGGTCCCCGCAGCGGTGCGACTCCAACTCGCAGACAGCGTACGCCGTATCCTCCTCATCCCTGACGCCGCAGCCCAGGGCGCAACTCAGGTGACCGAGACGACGGGACCGTTTACGCAGTCCCGCCAGTACGCCACCTGGGCGGTGGGCGGTCAGGCTCTCCTCTCCCCCGACGACCAGGCGCTCGCGGACTCGTATCGTCCGCGCCGCGCCGGGCACGTGTGGGTGATGGGGGGCGGCTGACGTGATGGAGGAGTGGAAGACTCCCGTCCAGGTCGAGGGGCGCGTTCGCCGTGACGAGGACGGTTACCTCGTCGAGGAAACCGCGGCGCGCCTCATCGGCGGGTGCCTGATCGCACCCGGCCAGTTCACGGTGCCGGGGCTGCTCGATCAGGCAGCCTCCGAGCGCGCCGACGAGACCGCGACGCTCTACCTGCCTCGGGGAGTGACGCTCAGCGTCGGAGACGTCGTCCGCGTCCCGGCTGAGCATCCTCTCGGCGGGACATGGGCGGTGGAGGAGCGGTCCTCGCCGTGGCCACGCGGCACGGCGGTCGTGATCTCACGGAGGTGACAAGTGGCAGTCAAACTCGTGAGAAATAACCTGTCGATTGAGGCGCTCCTGCAGTCCGAGGCGATCAGCCGCGCGATGGTCAGTGAAGCCGAAGCGGTGCGCGCTGCGGCAGCGGCGGCGGCCCCGAAACGGGACCGCGTGCTCGCGGAGTCGTACACGGTCGAGGCCGTGACAGCCACTGTGAAGACACGCCGAAACGGCTCGTCACGCAGAGCTGCAGGCCGAGTCACCAATGACGCCCCGCACGCAGTGCCCGTCGAGTTCGGGCACTTCACCAAAGACGGGCGCCGCGTCCCGGCCCAGCGCACGCTCGGGAAACTCGCAGGCTCACGGAGCGCGAGAAAGGGCCGCACATGACGTACACGGATCCCATCCAAGTACTCCGGGACGCGATCACCCGGGCGACGGGGGTCAAGACAGTGCGAGTACTCCAGGAGGGAAGCCTCCCGGACACCTGGCAGCTACCACTCGTCCACGTCTACGCAATACAGAGCCAGGACCTCGATTACGAGAGGCTCTCCTCGATCGCCGTCGACGTGTACGCCAAGACCCCCACGGGTCACGGCGGCGTCGGCGCGGAGGCGCTCGCGGACCAGGTCGCGGATGTGTTGTCTGCTCGTCCTGTGGTGGGGGCGTCTGGGTGGGTTGACACGGTCGACGTGTCATCGCGGCTGGGTGTTCGCGCTGCTTATGGCGTCGTTGAGGTGGTGGGCCTCAGCGTTGACGCCACTCACAGGCCCACCGACTAACCACTGATTTGGAAGGAGGGCTGATATGGCTAACACGACCATTGAGGCTCTGAAGAAGAAGCACAACAAGTCGAAGAACGTGCGCAAGGCGTTGAACGTTCTCGCGTTCGTTGCGCCGCTTACCGCGGCTGTCCCGGATGCCCTGACGGATGCTGGGGGCGCTTTGAAGGAGATCCCGGCGGAGTGGACGCCACTGGGCATTTTCACCACCGATGGTGGTGAAATCGCGCCCGATGTGACCGTGGACGACGTCGACGGCCTGGGGTATGCCGAGCCGGTCCGCTCTGACCTCACAAAAGCCACAAAGACGATCAAGCTGAACATCTTTGAGCTTTTCCGCAAGGAGATGCTCTCCTTGACGCACGGCGTCGACCTCTCGCAGGTCAAGGCGAACGCGACCACGGGCGAGGTCGTCTTTGATGACCCGCTCCTCCCTGCGATCCCTGAGAAGCGCCTCCTGATCATCGCGGCGGATGGTCCCGCAGATGACGAGTGGTTGATGGGCTGGTGCTTCACCAGGGCCAAGCTCGTCTCCATGCCGACGATCCCGCTGAAGGCCACGGACCCCATCACCGGGGACTTGGAGTTCAAGGCGTTTGCCGACGAGACCGCAGGTACCGCTTGCCGTAACTACTACGGAGGGTCCGCGATGCTCAAGCACCGGGACATCACGGGATTCGAGGCCGCATGAGCTGCGGGCACGGCTGGGGCTGTTCTCCCCCCAGCCGTGCCCGCCAACCTCCAGTGGAGAACACAGACACGAGAAGGCAATAGGCATGAAGACGAAGACGTTCCAGAAGGAAATCACCACGGCAGACGGGGACAAGGTCGTGCTCGAGCGCACCACCGACGACGCGGCAGACGCGGTGACACTGCTTGCCCAGGGATGGGCAGAAAAGACGCAGGCGACGCTGCCCGAACCCCCCGCCAGCACCCAGCCCCGCCCCAACAACTGAAAACCGTCACAAAGGAGAACACAAAATGTCCGACAAGATCACGCCGACCCTGACCCTCGCGGGCCTGAACAAGCTGGACGGCGCGGCGGAGGCAACGCCGTTCACGTTCGGCCTCGCCGACAAGGTCATTAAGTTCCCGGACCCGCTGGGTCTCTCCCCTGAAGAGGGTGAGGCCCTCCTGGTGGACCTCACCGGCGGTAAGCGGGCCACGGAGATCATCAAGAACTGGCTGAGCGAAGAGGACGCAGCAATCATCATCAAACGTCTAACTCTCCGCCAGATGGTCCTCCTCATCAAGGCCGCGTCTCAGCATTACGAGGCATCGCTAGGGAATGCGGGGGAAGGGCACGCCTCTACGACCGCCTAGGGCGGTACGAGAGGCAGATCGTCGCAGATCTCGCGGAGCAGGGCTGGGACACATACGCCCTGTTCCGCGCCCGGCGCTACCGGTTCCTGCTCATGCTAATCGACGCGCTCCCGTCGACGAGCAGGACGGTCGCGGCATTGTTAAACGACCCAGAGGTCGCGCTAGAAACCGCTCGCGCGCTCGCCGAAGCACAGGACGACGACTCGACAGAGGCACAGCTGCGCTCACAAACGCCCGAAGTACGGGTCATGCAGGACATTTTCGACCTGCTCGTCGCCGCCTTCGGGGGCAAGGAAACCTACCCCAGGCCTGAGAGCCTCACCGAGATAGCACTCGACGAAGCACGAACAGAAGTCCGAGACGCCAACGCGCGCCGGGCGCTCGCGGCTCTCATGCCGGGGTGGAGTCCACAAGAAACCTGAATAACTACTACCTGCAGGAGGTCTGCGTGTCTGGCGTCTATCAGGCCGGAACGGTCTACGTCGATGTCGTCCCCTCGATGAAGGGCTTCTTCAAGAGCATCGAGAACGCGACTGCCTCGCAGATCCCCCAGGTGGCTGGCGATGCTGGCAAGAAGTACGCGGAGAAATTCAAGGAACAGGTCTCTGCCTCGGGTAAGGACCTCGTTAACGCGATCGCTGACCCGCTGGGCAAGTCCACGGCGCGCCTGCGTCAGGAGGCCGCCAACACTGGTGCGGCCCTGCAGGAGGCGCACGCACAGGTTGCTAAGTCAGCGTCGGCGCTCGCGAAGGCGCGCGGCGAGGAGGAGACCGCGGCGACTGCGGTGGAGCGCGCGGAGCGTGCGCTCGCTGCAGCGCGCTCCAGCTCGTCTGCTGACTCGGCGGCTGTCGCTCGTGCGGAGTCGGCGCTGGCCTCGGCGCGCGAGGCGTCGGCTGCAGCGAACCGTAAGGCCGACCAGGCCTCGGCTGATCACGCGGACGCGCTGAAGAAGGAGAAGGTCGCGTCCGACAGCGCTCGCGTGGCGACCGAGGCACTGGAACAGCGGGTTGCGAAGGCCCCCACCGGGTGGGAGCGCTTCAAGACGTCGATGAAAGAATGGGTGCGCGAGGCCGATAACGTCGAGCGCGAGGCCCGCGAGGTGGACTCCTCTCTCGTCCGTGTCGGCTCGGGAGTCTCCTCGCTCGGGGGATTCGTGACCTCGGCGCTAGGTCCGCTCGCGCTCCTGGGCGCGGCCGTCGGCATCGGTGGTTTCGCGTCCGAAGCTATCGCTGCGTCCGACGCGACGAACAAGTTTGCGGACACCCTGCGGTTCGCGGGCATCGATGATTCCAAGATCAAGGAGCTGGGGGCCTCCGCTCAGGAGTACGCCGACCGCACTGTCTATGACCTGGCGGATATCCAGGGCATCACGAGCCAGCTTGCGGCCAACGGCGTGGACGGTTTTGACCGTCTTGCGGAGGCCCTCGGCAACGTCAACGCTGTATCTGGTGGCACGGCCGATACGTACAAGAGTCTGGGCCTGGCCCTCGTCCAGGTAAACGGCGCTGGGAAGTTGCAGACCCAGGACTGGAATCAGGTGGCCAACGCCATTCCAGGCGCGTCCGGCAAGATCCAGCAGGCGCTCGCGGACATGGGAGCCTACACGGGTAACTTCCGTGAGGCAATGGCGCAAGGCCAGATCTCCGCTGAGGAGTTCAACCAGGCGCTCCTGCAGCTTGGTTTCGATGACGTCGCGGTCGCGGCGGCCTCGGATGTGTCTCGCATCGAGAACGCCGCCGGCAACTTGCAGGCGACGATTGTCGGCGGCTTCAAAGACATGATCGACCTCGCGAAGCCGCAGCTAACAGCGTTCATGACGTGGCTCTCCGATACACTCGGCGCGGGCTTCGATTGGATCAAGACAACGGCGGTGCCGTCGATCCAAGGTATCTGGGGTATCCTCGCCAACGGGGATTTCTCGGGGCCGATCTTCGGCCTCGAAGAGGATTCTGGTCTCGTCAACTTCCTGTTCAACCTGCGCGATGCGGGCATGGCTGCGTGGGAGATGCTCAAGTCCGGGTGGGATGCGGCGACGAACCTCGCGTCTGCGTTTGCACCGCTCGCCAAGAGCGTGTGGGACCTCGTGTCCTCGTTCGGCGGTGACGGCCCGTCGGTGATCCAGCAGACTGCGGACGCGCTCAAGAGTGTGTTCGACTGGGTCGCGGCGAACACGGACGTAGTAGCGCCGCTGATTGTGGCGGTGACCGCCGGCACGGCAGCGTTCAAGGGGATGAGCGCAGCGATGGGCGCGATCAACGCCGTGAAGGCGGCAGGCGGCCTGCTGCAGTTCGTCAAGGCCACGAACTTGGCGAAGGCTGCGCAGGCGGCTTTCAACGTCGTGGCGGGCTTGAACCCGATCGGCGCGATCGTCACGGCGATTGCCGCGCTCGTCGCGGGCCTCGTCTACTTCTTCACGCAGACCGAGACAGGCCGCAAGGCCTGGGCGGCGATCACCGATGCGTTCTACTCCTTCGTTGACTGGATTAGCTCGGTGTGGACGTCCACCATGGAGTCGATCTCCTCGTGGTGGACGGGCACCTGGGACGGAGTCTCGGGCTTCTTCTCGACCTACGTCGTGCAGCCCATGCAGACAGCATGGGATGCGATCACTGCTGTCTGGGACGGCATCGTCACCGTCTTCAAGACAGCCTTTGCAATCATTGTCGGAATCGTCCTCCTCCCAATCAAGCTCTACATAGAGGCATGGGTGGCGATTTTCACCTGGGCGTATGACACCGTCATCAAGCCCGTGTGGGACGCGATCTGCCAGGCATTCATGTCGGCGTATGACGCCGTCATCAAGCCCGTGTTCGAGCAGATCGCCGCCACGTGGCAGTGGATCGCGGAGATCGCCACCGAGGTCTTCACGGGGATCGTGTCGTTCCTGCAGGGCGTGTGGGACGCGATCTCCGGCGCCGTGTCAGCGGCATGGAGCGGGATCGTCGCCGCCGTGACTTGGTACATCAACACTGTGTGGAGCGTCGTTTCCACGGTGTTCACGACAGTCGCGGGGGTCGTCTCCACCGTCTGGAACGGGATCGCCTCAACGATCTCGGGAGTGTGGGAGTCCATCAAGACTGCCGCGAAGGCGGCGGTCGACTGGGTCTATAACAGCGTTACCAGCGTGTTCACGTCGATGTCGTCGAGCGTGTCCTCAACCTTCGACGGTATGAAAAGCGCAATCGAGACGGCCTGGAACAAGGTCAAGGGCGTCGCGGCCAAGCCGGTCAATTTCATCATTGACACGGTGTACACGAATGGCCTGAAATCGCTGGTGGAGACGGTCGCCTCCAAGATCGGGCTGTCGCTGACGTTGCCGACGATACCCCGTATCGCCGAGTACGCCGGAGGCGGCATCGTCCCGGGCTACAGCCCGGGACACGACACGATCCCGGCGATGCTCTCCCCTGGCGAGGCCATTCTCGTCCCCGAGCTCGTCCGCCAGATCGGGCCGAGTCGCATCATCGCTGCTAACTACGCCGCGTCGAAGCGCCGCCCAGGCGGCACGCCCGGCAAGGCCCCTGCGGGCTTCTCAGGCGGGGGCATCGCTCATTTCGCGGGAGGCGGCATCGCGGGCTGGTTCGCCGACGCGGCGAAGGGAGTCGCGGACTTTTTCGCGGATCCCCTCGGCTCCGTCGCTCAGCTCATCACCGAGCCTGTGCGGGCACTGATGAAGGACATCGCCCCCGGAGTCATCGGTGAGCTTGGCGTCGGCGGCGTTGAAAAGCTCTTGAGCGGCGTCGGCGATTTCTTCAAGAAGAAGTCTGAGGAGTCCTCCTCAGCCGGTCTCGTGGGCGCCGCGATGCGAGCGGTCCAGATGGGCGTCCCCTACGTGTGGGGCGGCAGTTCTATCCCTCCCGGGCTGGACTGCTCCGGCCTCGTGTACTGGTCCGCGCAGCAGCTCGGCCTGGGGTGGCCTCGGCTCACGGCCGCAGGCTACCAGTCCGGCGCAACGCCCGCGCCG